AGCAAATTCCTTGGGATGGAAAACTTCAGTATGATTATCAACTCTGGATTGATAGTGATATTGTTTTTGATACCAATAAGTTTTGGCAACTCTGCGATCTTGCACTTAACGAAGAGGAAGAAGAAAAGGAAATCGTTGCTGGTTGGTATGCCACAGAAGATGGTCACACAACTTCAGTAGCACACTGGTTGGAAGAAGATGATTTCCGTAAGAACGGTGGTGTGATGAATCATGAAACCGTAGAAAGCATCAGCAAGCGTCGTAAACCATTTACAGTAGATTATACTGGTTTTGGTTGGGTTCTGATTAAAAAAGGAGTTTTTGAAAATCTTGAATATCCTTGGTTTGCTCCAAAGATGCAAGTATTTGAATCTGGTGCAGTGCAAGATATGTGCGGAGAAGACGTTTCATTCTGTCTCGATGCAAAAGAACAAGGTTATGAGATCTGGTGTGATCCTCGTATTAGAGTTGGTCACGAAAAAACACGTATTATTTGACAATTGGAGGAACTAAAAAATGGCAAAAAGACCGAATCTAAACGGAGTTCAGATTGAATCCAAACCCAAAACCACTCGTCAAGGTCTTGGGAAGAATACAAAATATTCCGATACCTCACGGAATAAGGCACGAAAAAAATATAGAGGTCAGGGAAAATAATGTATTTCTCAGAGTCTTCTGATGAGTGGAATTACATTCATAATGAGGACCTCTGGGTTTATAATAAACTATTTTTAAGTCGGGTTTTGGAATATAACTGTGGTCCTGCGGGAGTCTCAGTTCCAAAACCCGATTTTTACATTGTTAGACCCTCTCTAAATCTTATGGGTATGGGGCGTTACTCTCGTATAGAGCACTTGGAAAGTGATACAGAACATCTACATCCCTCTGAGTTCTGGTGTGAAGTATTTGAAGGAGAGCATTTGAGTGTTGATTTTTATAAAAAACATTGTTATTTGGTCGTTAGAGGGTTAAGAAAATCGGATTCACCCCTCTATAAGTGGTCTAAGTGGGAAAAAATAGAAAAGAAGATGAAATATCCAAGTATTTTAGAGAAATTAGTTGGCAATTATGATTGGATTAATTGTGAATTTATTGGAGATAAACTTATAGAAGTTCATTTTCGTAGAAATTCAGATTTTAAGTATAATAATTCTATTGCGATTCCGATTTGGAAAGAAGATAATCATATAGATAGTGAATATAGGTATATAAAGGATGAAGACTATCATAGAAAAGGATTTTTAATTAATTAAGGGATAGCAACCCCTTAAAAAGTTCTGATTTAAAAATCAGGAGTTTAAAAAATGGAAAAATCTTCAGATAGAAATATTGATCTTATGATGCAAATGTGGGGCACTAATAAATTAACAGCAGATTGTGATCATATGAATGAGAAAAAAATGCTTCGTGAAATTAATAATGATCTACTTGTTCCTAAAAAACACGACTTTGCAATTCAAAATGAAATTCATGAAAAGATTCGTAACGATGAAGATTATGATGATTGGGAATATGGAACAGAACCACTTTATGAATTTCAAAAACACTGATAAATAATATAGTTTTTATACTTTTTATGCCATTAGAACGGGTAAGCAAGGGATTTAAAGACCTTAGTATGTCTTTTCAAGTAAATCCTCTTAACTATGATTTAATTGCACTTAAAAATGAAAGTGCGATTGCCCGTTCTGTTCGAAATTTAGTGCTTACTTATCCTGGAGAACGTTTTTTTAATGAAAATCTCGGATCAAAAGTAAGTCGTTCTCTTTTCGAAAATGTAGATGAAATCTCAGCATCAATCATTAAAGATGAAATTGAAAGTACTATTCAAAATTATGAACCTAGAGTTAATTTAATTGAAGTGATTGTTTCTCCAAATTATGATAATAATGAGTTTAATGTCACGATAAATTATCGTATTGTGGGAATTGATGTTCTTCCACAGCAGTTATCATTTGCACTTCAGCCAACAAGATAAATGGCACTAGTTAATTTCACTAATTTAGACTTCGATCAAATTAAAAGTTCGCTTCGTGAGTATCTTAGAGCGAATTCGAACTTTACTGATTATGATTTTGAAGGGTCAAACTTATCTACTATATTAGATATTTTAGCATATAATACATATATTTCCTCATATAATGCTAATATGATTAGCAATGAGGTTTTTATTGATAGTGCTACTCTCAGAGAAAATGTGGTATCACTTGCAAGGAATATTGGATACGTTCCTCATTCTCGTGCATCATCAAGAGCAAATATTTCTTTCTTTGTCGATACGACCGAACTTACGACAAATCCAATTACTTTGACACTTAAAAGTGGTGTAGTTTGTACAACAAATACTTCTTTTGGTAATCAGAGTTTTTCTTTCACAATTCCTCAAGATATTACAGTTCCAGTTGTAAATGGGATTGCTCTTTTCGAGAATATTGATATTTACGAGGGAACGTTTGTAGTTAATAACTTCATAATAGATTCAAATAATCCAAATCAAAAAATTATTCTTGATAATGCTAATATTGATATTGATTCTATAAGTGTTTTTGTTAGAGATACTCAAGCAAGTACAATTAAATTTCCATTTAAATTATCAAAAAATTTATTCAATATAAATTCAGAATCAAGAGTATTTTTTATTCAAGAAATTGAAGATCAAAGATATGAATTAATTTTTGGTGATGGTGTTTTTGGCAAAAAACTTGAAAATTTAAATTATATTGAAGTTTCTTATAATGTAACCAACGGAGAATCTGGAAACGGAATATCATCTTTTGCATTTAATGGTCGTATTGTTGATAATAATGGAAGAGTAGTCACATCAGGTTTTTCTTTAATTACCACAAATTCACAATCTCAAAATGGAAGAGAAATTGAATCTGTAGAATCGATTAAAAAATATGCTCCTAGAAAATATTCATCACAAAATAGAGCAATAACTGCAACTGATTATGAGACAATTATACCAACAATATATTCGGAAGCAGAATCAATTTCAGTTTTTGGTGGGGAAGATCTAAGTCCACCAAGATACGGAAAGGTTTTTATAAGCATCAAACCAATTAATGGACCTTTTGTTTCAAATCAAGTTAAAGATAATATTAAAAATTCTTTACGAAGATATGCAGTTGCAGGAATTATTCCCGAAATAATTGATCTTAAGTATCTGTATATTGAAACAGATACAACAGCATATTATAACTCAAATTCAACGTTCAATTCAAATGACCTCAAGAACATTATTTTTAATAATATTAGAAATTATGCAAACTCTAAAGAATTGAATAAGTATGGCGCACGATTCAAATATAGTAAATACTTGAAAATAATTGATGATTCTAATGCTGCAATAACATCTAATATAACAAAAATTGTAATGAGACGTGATTTAAGAGTTGAGGTAAATAAATTTGCCAACTATGAAATTTGTTATGGTAATCAATTTCATATTAAAAATATAAGTGGATATAATATTAAATCTTCTGGATTTACTATTTCTGGTAGTAATGACATATTTTACATGTCGGATCTCCCTGACTCAAATAATCTAACTGGAAGTATATTCTTTTTTAAATTAACGTCACCAACACAACCATTAATTGTAAGAAAAAATGCCGGAAAAATTGATTATACAAAAGGTGAAATTATATTGTTCCCTGTAAATATAAATTCAACATCAAAAACATCATTTAATCAACCAATTATTCAAATTTCAGTTATTCCAAAATCAAATGATGTAATTGGATTACAGGATTTATATTTGCAACTAGATATTAATAATAGTGTGTTAAATATGTTATCTGATGAAATTTCTTCTGGTTCAGATATTTCTGGATCAACATATAAAGTTACATCAAGTTACACCAACGGAGATCTTGTAAGAATATAATAAAATGACAGAAACCAGAATTAAAATCAGTTCTATTATTGAAAATCAATTACCTCAATTTGTTAAAGAAGAGTTTCCATTAGCATCAGAATTTTTATCACAATATTATATCTCCTTAGAAAATCAAGGGGGAACTAGTGATATCCTTCAAAATATTGATCAATACATAAAAGTTGATAATTTAACCAATTTAATTGAATCTACCGAATTAAGTTCTGATGTAACTTTTTTTGATTCCACTGTTAATGTAACTTCTACTTCGGGATTTCCAGATTCTTATGGACTACTTTTAATTGACTCTGAAATAATTACATATACCTCAAAAACCTCTACATCATTTGAAGGTTGTGTTCGTGGATTTAGTGGCATCACATCATATCAAGTAAAAGATGAATTAACTTTTTCAGAAAGTCAAGCAGAAGAGCATATTTCAGGATCGACAGTTACTAATTTGAGTATTCTTTTTTTAAAAGAATTTTTAAAAAAAGTTAAAATCCAAATTATTCCAGGATTTGAAAATAGAGAGTTATACTCGGAGTTGAATGAAAGACTTTTTATCAAGCAATCAATAGACTTTTATTCGTCAAAAGGAACTGATAATTCTTTTAAAATTTTATTTGGCGCACTATATGGACAGAATGTTGAGGTTATTCGTCCTAGAGATTATCTAATTCAACCATCAGATGCACAATACAGAATTACCTCAGATCTAGTTGTTGAAGTAATTGAAGGAAATCCAGAAGATCTTGTTAATACAACTTTATACCAAGATAAAACTGATTTTGTAGAGGCATCTCAAGGAACTATTACAAAAGTTGAAAAGATCAGAAGAAATAATAAGGATTATTATGTAATTAGTTTAGATTATGATTATGATAAAGATATTCAATCTATTGGAACTGTTTATGGAGAATTTACAATCCACCCTAAAACAAAAGTAGTTTTTTCTGCTTCATCCGGGTCAACTACTTTAGAAGTAGATTCTACAGTTGCATTTCCTACTAATAACGGAAACTTAGTTATTGATTTAGAAAATGAAACTTCTTTAAATGTTACATATACATCAAAAACTTTAAATCAATTTTTAGGTTGCTCTGGAATTACTCAAGATATTCCAGAATCCACTGAAATAAAAATGGATGCATATGCATATGGATATTTTAAAGATGAAGTAGTAAAAATTCGTATTTTAGGTGTTCTTTCTGAACTGCCCATACCAGAAGAAACTCGTCTTTATTCTAAAAATGATACATTAAAGATTAAAACCTTGGGCATAGACCTAAAGGACTATAAGTCAAATAATTGGTTTTTTAATGTTCCTGTAAAATATGAAGTTAGATCTATTCGGTTGCTTGATAGTTCTGATAGATCATATCAAATTGATACTTATGATGAGCACTCTTTAAGAATTGGAAATTTTGTAACTTTAACATCCTCAACTGGATTTGATCAATCGGGATATGTCACTTTCTTTAATAATGAAAAATCTTTTAGTGTTCAGTTTGGATCTGAACAAAATTTACTTGATACAAACTTAAATTATATTGTTAAGAAAAATCTTTCTAAAGTTTCAACTAAAAATTATCCATCTGTTAATCAATATACTTCAAATATTCAAAATATTTATTCCGATAATGAAAATTCATTGTATATTGCTTCTCCGTCTCTACCAACTTATTTGGAGTATTTGAAGCAACCACTTGAGATCAATGATCAATCTGTGATTTTTAGTGGAACTTTTGAAGGCACAATTTTAGACATTGGAAATCATGGTTTCTATACTGGAGACTCGATTGTTTATAAACCATCACCAACTAATACTTTAGGTATCTCGACTGGTGTTTATTTTATAAAAAATATAAGTGAAACTCAAGTAAAATTAGCGAAAAGTAGAAGTAATATTTTTACAGAAAATTTTGTTCCTGTGAATGGAACTGTAATAAATGCAAAATTTGAACTGACAGATTTTACATATAGAAATTTAAATACTCAACTTTTAGAATCTCAAAAATTAATTAGAAAAATTTCAAATCCAGAAATTGATGGTAAAGTTTATGAAACTGATCCAGGATTAACTGGAATTTTTATTAATGGTGTTGAGTTACTTAATTACAAATCAAAAGATAATGTATATTATGGGCCAATTGAAAAAATTATTCCAACGGCACCTGGAACAGATTATGATATAATTAATCCTCCAGTTTTATCAATCAGCGATTCAATTGGAACCGGAGCAAATGCAAATTGTTCAGTTATTGGAGGACTGAAAAGAATTGATATTATTGATCCTGGATTTGATTATCTTGAAGAACCAAAAATTGAAATCGTTGGCGGAAACGGATTTGGTGCATCGGCAAAAGCAAAACTGATTAGTTTTGATCACGAAGTTTCTTTTAATTCTCAGGGTTCTGCTGGGTTAGTTAAGTTAAATTCAATAAACACTGTTGGATTTTCTAGTTATCATAAATTTCGCGATGCTGAAGAAGTAATTTATATTACAGATGGACAAAGTGCAATAAGTGGATTAACTACAAATTCTTCTTATTTTGTTTCAGTTCAAGATGAATATAATGTGAAATTGCATAAGTCTTTTTCAGACGCTGTGGTTGGTATTAATACTATTCAATTAATTTCGTATGGAATTGGAAATCATTCATTTAAATCTAAGATCAAGAAGAAGAAAATAGGGTCAATTATAGTAGAAAACATTGGAATTAATTATCAAAACAAATTAACAACA